GAAAAGGTAGGAGGTCAATAATATGCCCGAAAGAGTAACAAAAGAAGAAAGAATGGTTACTTTAGCCATTGAGAAAGCAAGAAAGACAATTGAAACATTAAGGGAATCAACTCAAGTTATTCCCGTTGATACAGAAGTAGAAGTTCAAAAGATTAAGCGACCTAAAGTTCAAGATGCTTCAAAGATTACAAATCAAACCCAAGACAAAGAAGGTTATGGTTTAGCAGGTGAATCTTTAAAAAAGGCAAAATTTCAAGGGCCACCTAGAAAAAACATAGGTAGTAAGTATCAAGATACAGTATTGACAATAAAACTAAAAGATACTGTGCAAAACATTAATAGCATATTAAAGGGGTCAGAATCTATTAATAACATTGATGCTTTGAAGAGAATAATTAAACGCGCTCAGAAAGAATTAGATAAAATTGATGAAGTTCTCTTAGATGCGGCAAAATATGGAAAAGGCAACCCCCGAACCGTTACTGATAGAACAGATAGTAAAAATTTATCAATAGCAGGTGCTAAATACGACAAAAATAGAAGTTTTGAGTGATAATTCATGCCTCTTCTCATTGAAAAGGATAAGGACTCTTCTGAAAAGATTATACGTCTTTTCGAGAAAACAAGAGTCGCTTATCTATCTGCTCGCACCGACCCCAAAGAATATGGGAATAGGTGGCGTAAAGCAATTGATGACATTAGAGAACTCTATGAAGAACTCAATGAATTTAGCAAGGAATTAAAACAATTCATACAAGAAGATGAATTAGAAAACAAAGAAGCAAAAGACCCAACAAGTAATATCGCTGAAAAGATTTACAACGGTATTAAAGAAATGCGTTTTGGTTCTGAATTAATTGAAGACCCTTTTGCTAAAAACTTCAAAGGCGATGTTCTTGAAGCATTACTTGAATCTCCAGAAACTATGATTAAATTTGTCCACTATGCTCTAAGGGCTGACAATAAATCCCTACCAAAAGAGATTTGGAGCATTAAAGATATGCAACCCGACACGATAACTGAGGGTCTAACGGGACTTGACCTAGATGAAGATGATATTGCTCTTTACATTATCGAACAGTATGGGGATGAAAAAGACTCAAAGAAGGTTGAAAGCAAAGTTAAATCAGCCTTAGAGATGTTAGAAACTTTATTCTTCTCCAAGTATAGTGAAGAAGAATTCGATGAACTGAAAGACATTGAAGGTATTGAGAAGGCTGAAAAATCAGAAGACGAAAAGGCTGAATCAGACTTCCTTATTCCAAACAAACCTATGTATCGAATCTTTGAGATTGACGATATGAAGGAATTAAAAGGTTTTAGTGGAGAATATATTATACAAGAAAAATACGATGGTATGAGAATACAGTTACATAAGATAGATGATAACGTAAAGGTATTCTCATACAATGGTAACAATATTTCAGATAAGTGCCAAGAACAAATCAAAGAATTAAAGAAAAAGAAATACGGAGATTGCATTCTTGATGCAGAATTGATTCTATTTGATGGAGATGAAGCCCTACATCGGGCCGATACAATTGCACATATCTTTAAAGGTAAATATCCTGATGCAAAGGTAAGAGCGCACGTTTTTGATATTATGCGACACAACGAACAAAATCTTGTTGAAGAAGAATTAAAAGACAGAATCACTATTCTATTCAACAATTATGCATCACATTCCACAGAATCAATAGAGTTCCCTTCAAAGAAAGATACTCGAACTGCTGATAATTTAAAAGATGTTGAAGAATATTCAAAAGAAATTATGGAGATGCCGACATCAGAAGGAGTAGTAATTAAAGACTCTACATCAACATATTTTATAGGAACAAAAAAGAATCCTAAGTGGATTAAATGGAAGAAGTTTGTTGATTTAGATTTAGTTGTTCTTGATAAGAAAACTACAAAATCCAATCTCAATTCTTATACTTTAGGCGCAGGGCCAGCAGAAGGAGAAGGTAAATTCTTTACTGAAATAGAAGGAAAAACCTACATGAATGTTGGAAAGGCTCTCAATACAAAAATAGAAGTAGACGTTGGAGATATTATTCGAGTTAAGGTTGATGAAGTCAAAAAGAATGGAGATAGATATACTTTGTTTTCTGCGAAGGTTATTGAAGTTCCTGAAGTTGAATATCCAGATAAACTTGTAACATTAGAGATGCTTTCACAAGATACTAAGAAGTCATTAAATTATGACGTAAAGGCATTAGAAAAAGGAATTAGAATCACAGACCACATACACGGTGAAGCAGATATTATTGTAAAATCAGATTTAGATGGTTTTACAATTTATGGTTTTGATGAAAGCAATCTAATGTCTAAGAATGCTATAATTGATATGGATATGTGGAAGTCAAAAGTCGAAGAGATTATGAAGACTAAGCAATCTAAATTGACTCAAATTGTCTTCAATTACCTAAAAAACATGGGTTCAAAAGAACCAAAAGAAATTTACAATTTCCTAACAAAGAAACATAGTTCAGTTTATGAGGATATTCTTGAAGGAAAAATGTCAAGAGTCAAAGATTGGTTTGAAAATAGAGATGGCATTGGCTATGATACAAAAACCAAAAAACTCTTTGCTGAAGAAGATAAAATTATCAAAGAACCTGAATTACTAAAAGCATATAAAACTCCAGAAAAATATAGAGAAGGGGAGTTTAATGTATATCTTAGAAAAGATGATAACCTAAACATTGCCATGAAACTAGATGACGAAACAATCAACTGGTTTGTAAAATTAGAAAGTGATGATAATATATTTGATTTGTTTGGTAAAGCAGGTAAATATCCAGCAGAAGTAGCAAAGACTTCTTCAAGAGAAAAGGTAGTTGATTCTGGTTCTGTGAAATTAGGTGTCCAAAAAGAAGGCTATCATGAATATTTCTTAAATGGTAATAAATTCCAAACTAAAATTCACTTTAGAGTTGTAGAGAGTAAAGGTGATAAAATGTGGATTGCTTGGACTGGCTACAAACAAGAACCTGCTGACGACGATGAGGACAAGGGATTGTGGAATATCTATGAAGATAGGTATAACTCCTTGACCATACCGACTGAATAATGCGTGGGTATTATATACTCAAATCAGATAAACTGGTTTGAACGACATGAGCATCAGTATTAGTGCATCCAGAAATGATGATTTTCTCATCATTAAAAGCGATGAACTGATGATTGGTGGTTATGCTTCAATTGAAATTGTTGATAAGCAAAATGACTTAATCACGCTTAAAGCATTAAACGAAGCAGTTCAAAAATTTATGTCAAAGTCTGAATATAGAAATGTAATGACAAATCATTCAAATGTTCAAGTCGGAGAGGTAGTAGATTCATATAGAGATAAAACAGGGAGATTGTGGAAAACTGAAGTTGATGACGTTGGTTTCTTTGTTGTAATTAAATTAAGAGATGATATAGAAAAAGCCAAAGAAGTTGGTAGAAACATTCGCAAAGGGTCATTAAGGTCTTTTAGCATTGGTGGACAGGCATTAAAAAAGTCTAAGAAAAACCACGACGAATTAGGAGAATATAACGAAATTAGTAAGTTAGAACTCCATGAAGTAACAATATGCGAAAAAGGAATTAATCCCGAAGCGAGATTCGATATTCTAAAACAGGATAAAGGAAGTGAAAAAATGTCTGATAAACTAGAAAAAGCATTGGAAGAATTAGACGCATTGATGGAAGAAGTCAATACGTTGAGAAAGGAAGAAGAAGAAGAAGGAAAGGAAGCATTAGAAATGGCTGACCCTAAAACGGAAGAAATGGAAATGTCTGATGAAAGTGAAGAAGAAATGGAATCTTCTGAATATGCTGATTTTGAAAGCGCAGATAAGGCATACCTCCGCACATTAGATGGTGCTGGTAATCAAATCGGTGAACCTGCTGATAGAATCGTCATTAACAATGGTCGCCCGACATCTTCGGATATGCCTGTTGTTAAGGCATTCGGAAACAATGAGTTAGAAACTCTTGATTTGTCCGTTGGCAACATTGAGAAGGCTTACGAGGCTTTCCGACAAGAACAACTTGAAAAGTTGGCTTATGATAACTTGCAAAAGTCTTTTGAAGACCGATTTGCAAGAGAAAAGAATGTAAGAGAGAATACTCTCGCAAAGTCGCAATATGACGCACAAAGCGAAATTGCTTCTCTAAAGGATGAATTTACAGCATTGAGAAAGTCCTTAACTGCTGAAAAGGAAACAATCCTAAAGGCTCAA